TGCCGGAAACGGTGCGACGGTTGGAGTAGTAGCTACGCTCTTACTCGATACCGCCAATGATTACTTCACTCTCAAATATGATGCCACGCTCAATATCTGGTACAGGATAGGCTAAGGAGGCCGCGCCCATGTTCACGTTCAAAACTGACAAGCTAGACCCGGACGGGGTGCCGTACAAGCTATCAATACCCGTTACCGCCGCCGGTGCCAGCAAGGTATACTTTGACTTATGGAATGGATCGGACAAGGACATCGAGGTTGCCAGCGTCGTACCGATAGCTTCCGGTGCCGTTGCCGTCGTCGGCGTGGTCGCAGTCGACCTGTTCCTTACCCGCACTACCGCAGTCGGTACCGGCGGAACCGGAGCGACGCTCGAAGGGACCTCGCTCACGGCCGCTACGATCAGCCGGATGGATTCAGACGGGCCGCCCTTGCGTTCAGGAATCTCCGCACGGTTTACGCCCGCAGGCGGCGCAACGGCCGGAGCAGTGATCGGGTTCAACTCGATCTTCACCGAAGAGACGGCCTGGCCGACGTATATCCGCAGCAACATGGTGGAGGGCGCACAGCCGGGGATCAATTCAAAGCTCACCGTCCGGCCCGGCACCGGCATCCGCGTGGTACAAGGCGCCGTCGCCTCCGTCGGAAACATCGGCTTTGACGTACTTTTTCAGGTGATGCCATAAATGCAAGTGCCCATCCTGAGCGGGATATATTCCGACAGCGCCGCAGACTTTCGTACCTCGTACCCGGTCAACATGGTTCCAGTGCCAAAGGAGACGGGTATAAGCCAGGGGTATCTGCGTCCGGCCGAAGGTGCGATCAAGCAAGGGAACAGTTCGGGAACTTCACGCGGCGGGATAAACTGGAATGACGTGTGCTACCGCGTCATGGGAACAAAGCTAGTGAGTGTCAACGCGATTGGCGTCGAGACGGTACTTGGCGACGTTGGCGCTGGCGGGCAATGTTCGTTCGCGTACTCGTTCGACCGGCTCGCAATTACGTCCGGCGGACGCCTGTACTATTGGGACGGCGCGTTGCTTACTCAGGTCGTCGACGTTGACCTGGGCACGGCGATGTCGGTCGTATGGGTTGACGGTTATTTTATGACGACCGACGGCGAGTATTTGATCGTCACGGAATTGTCCGATCCGACGCAAGTCAACCCGCTGAAATACGGATCGAGCGAGGTTGACCCCGATCCTATTGTTAATGTACTGAAACTGCGCAACGAGATATGTGCGGTCAACAGGTACACAATCGAGTTTTTCCAGAATGTCGGAGGAAGCCTGTTTCCGTTCGCCCGGATAAACGGGGCGCAGTTGCAGAAGGGCGCTGTCGGAACATACGCGGCGGCCATATTCGCGGAGTACATCGCGTTCATCGGATCAGGCCGGAACGAAGCGCCTGGAATCTATTTTGGAGTACTCGGCAGCACGCAGAAGCTATCTACCCGCGAGATTGACACAATCCTATTGCAGTACACCGCCGCCGAGCTTGCATCCGTGGTACTCGAATCGCGCCTGCACGCGGGGCACGAGCACCTATGGGTAAGACTGCCAGACCGGACGATGGTCTACGACTTGCAGGCGTCCAAGGCCGTCGGACAGCCAGTATGGTATTTCCTGACAAGCGCGCAAGTCGGATTCGAAGCATACCGCCCGGTAGACCTCGTGTATTGCTATGAAAAATGGCTTGTTTGTGATAGCCAGACCGGCGATCACGGCTACATGGACGCGAATACGGCGCGGCACTTCGGCGAGGTATGCCGTTGGGAATTCGGCACCGGGATCGCGTACAACGAAGGCCGCGGCGCACTGATTACCATGCTTGAGCTTGTCTGCCTTACCGGGCGCGTCGAGGCAGGGGAAGACCCGTACATCTCGACAAGCTATTCGGTGGACGGCGTGACGTGGAGCCTGGAGCGGCCGATACGGGCGGGGCTGATCGGCGACCGTACGCGGCGGCTCGCATGGTTCCAGCAGGGGCACCTTGCAAGCTGGCGCGTCCAGCGGTTCCAGGGTGACAGCCGTGCGCTCATCTCGGTAGCGCGGCTTGAAATGGGCGTGGAGCCGTTGCTGTCATGAGCGAGAAGTTATCGTTCACCCGCGTCCAGATTCAGGAAGCGTTCAAGGACTTCAAGTCAATCAAGGAATTCGAGAAGTTCGTTGGATGGACGAATGACAATATCGACTGCTGGGTTGACGTTGACTTTCCGATAATTGTCCGTACCGTCGGCGTAGGGATACCGACCCTTGCGGCGATAAACGGCAACCTCACGATGCCGCAATGGGCCGTGAATGATGCGCACATATGCGAATCGCAGGAATTGGTCCACGGCTGGAAAGAAGGCACGGAGCTGTTCTGGCATATCCACCTTACCACGAACGGGATTGACGCAACCGACAGATACGTCCGGTTCGAGCTTGAATATGGATATGCCGGTGTCAACGGGCAATGGGTATTCCCTGCGGTATTCACTACGCCGGACATCCTGATACCGGCGAACACTCCGAACGAAACCATGATGCTAATGAGCCTGACGAGTTTTACGCCAGCAATCAAGATAGGTGGCCACGTAGTGGCAAGGCTCAAGCGGGTAGCGTCTGCTGGCACGGCACCGGCGAACAATCCGTGGATACCGATGCTGCAAATGCACATTCAGCTAGACACTTTGGGCAGCCGGAATATCGGCACGAAATAGGGGGTAGCAATAATGGGATGGCTTGACGATGTTTGGAATGACATTACCGGAGTAACCGCCGCGAATATCCAGGCGCAGGCGGCCACTACTGCCTCCGGTACTGAATCGGCGGCTACGCAGACGGCAATCGACGAACAAAAAAGACAGTTCGACGCAATGAAAGCTCTTCTTAAACCGTACACCGAAGCGGGAACGCAATCACTCATAGCAACGCAAGACCTGGCCGGCCTGAACGGCCCGGAATCGCAGGCGGCGGCTATAAAGGCCATTAGCGATAGTCCGGAAATGGCGGCAATGACACAGCAGGGAGAAAACGCCATACTGCAACAGGGCGCGGCGACCGGGGGACTACGTGGGGGCAATGTCCAAGGATCGCTTGCGCAATTCAGGCCGCAGGCTCTTTCAAGTTTGATAAATCAGCAATACGGACGTCTCGGAGGGATTACCCAAATTGGGCAGGCATCGGCGGCAGGCATGGCGGCAGGTGGCATGCAACACGCATCTAGCCTTGGCGACCTATTCATGCGGCAAGGAAGCGCCATAGCGGGAGGACAGCTTGCGGCCGGGAACGCAGCGTCACAGGCCCAGCAACTTGCATGGCAACCGGTAAAGGATGCCTCTCAAATGGCACTCGCCATCGCCATGAAAAGCATGGGGGTATTCTAAATGTTAGGACTACAAAACTACGGCGGGATGCAACCAATCCAGCCAGGAAAATCCATGCAGGAAACGCTCGGGCTCATTCAGTCGCTCGGAGCGCTCGCCGATCAGCGCGACGCAAGGATAGCGCGCGACCAAGCGGCGCAGGCCGCACAGAAACAGGCCGAGGCTGAAGCGTCAAGACAGGGCGAGATACGTGCTGCATTGGATGCCGCGCATAAAAACCCCACTGCTGAAAACTACATGCTGCTGTCCGACCTTTACGCACAGCACAAACCCGAAATAGCCAAAGCGTTCAGGGATAACTGGGCGACATTCGACGCGAACAGGCAACAGACCATATTCAAGGATTCGGTGGCGATGCTCACGGCGCTTGAAACAAGCCCAGAATATGGATTGAAACTATTAGAGAAGGAAAGTCTAGCAGCCGCAAACGCAGGCAACATGGAAGAGGTAAGAGAATATCAAACAATGATCGACACTATCAATATCGGGGCAACTGGATTACAGGCGGCAAAAGACTCACTTGTGCTGACCATAGGACAGATGCCCAGGGGGAAAGAAGCCATTGAAGGAATTGCAAAGTACCGCGATGAGCAACGCGCCGCAGCCGCAGAGCCGGACGTGATAAACCAGCGACTAGCCGACCTTGAATACACTGAGGCACAAACAGACAAGATACGCGCGGACATTAAGAAGCTCGATGCCGAAGCCTCTGACGCACTATTGCGCATGGAAGAAAACAAGGCCGGTAACATTTACGACCCGAAAGACATAGCCGAGGCGGAAAACTCTTTGCGCAAAGAATACGACAGTAGGCAGAAAAACTTTCAAACTGTCAGAGCGT